ATCAGTACTTTCCTCGATAGTACCAACAAAATCTCTAGTACCATCAGAATGCTCTTCATAAGCAATTACAGTATTGAATCGTGCTTCTAGTTCTTGATAAGATTTAAACTTATCAGCTGCAATGATATCTTGAAGTGAGTATTGTGTTTTCCACAACTCTTCAAGTTTTAAATCCTCACCATCGTACAACTTAGAAGGAGCAGCAAACTCTGACTTATCATAATTTGCATACCCTTCAACCTGACGAATCTTTAATTTAAAGTTAGCACCTTCCCAAAAATCAAATGGGTTCATTGGTGTTTCATCTTTAAACTCTGGATTCATAACACTCTCAATCTTCTCAAAGATTTTCTTACCATAACGAAAGAGAAATACTTTTCCTTCGTTTTCAGAATTAGCACTATCTTCAAGAACAAGAATATTACTATAGTAACTTAACTTTCGTTTTCGTTCTCTTGCAATATTCTTATCTGACTCAATACCAGAATTCCACAAAGCAGTGTTTGCTTTTGAAACTGGATCATCTGTACCACTAGGACTATTCTCTCGTGGTGTGGTCAAAGAGTTCTCAATGTACCATCCACCTGGCCCTTTAAAACCATGTGTCCATAGTCGTACCCAAGGTACATCCTCATTACTACTCGCTGGGAGAAAACGGATAACAGCATAACCATTACCAGTAGTATCTCTCTCACACTTCCAAATACGGTCATCACCGTAAGATGGTTTCTCTGAAAGTTTTTCAACTTTCTTTGTTAATGTTTCCAAATTATTCATTCGGTTCTGCTTTAAATCTTTAAAACTAGACATATTATTCTCCTTATTACGTTATATTACGGATTTACATTACAAACTAATCATCACAGCTACATTACAAAGGTAATTTTGTAACTTGTTTCTTCATCATATTCAAATCGTTAGCTTCTGCCTCAAGTTTATCTTTGATAGACCTATTAAGAAGTTTTGCGATCATTTCGATCTCACCGTCTATATCATCAGCATATTTTAATATTGCTTCCATGTAGGAAATTTTACTATGCTTTACTATTGACTCTATATTATTATTAACATCTATACTCATTTAAGATCCTTTATATTATCACAGATACCATACTTCTTTGATTCTTTAGCACTTAACCAAACATCAGTTGCTGGTAATAAATATTGTCTAATTTTCTTTTCAGATAATCCAGTACAATTTTTATAATGATTAATCATTCGTTTAGTAGTAAGTTCAAATTCTTTTCCTACTGCAACAAGTTCATGTTCTTTACCCCAAGAACCCCATGAAAATTGATGTGACATAATAGAGGTGTTAGGAGTTAAAGTTCTATGACCTTTAGTGCCTGAAATGAAAATCATAAATGCAGCTGATGCAACCATACCTATTCCAGTTGTATGAATTGGAAATGGACATCCTTTAATAACATCAATTACAGCAAATGCTGCGTTTAGATCACCACCAGGCGAACTAATAATAATCTGTAATTGTTTAGGTCTAGGCCTTGCCCAACTCTTTGTTAAAATAAATGAAATTAAATCTCTACATGATTCCGTATTTACTTCATCCATAAAAAGGTAAACACCTTTTTCTTCTGGAGTTGGGGGGGTTTTCGCTTCAGTCGTTTTTCCTGTCATAGTTTCCCCCTTTGTTAAGGATTTATCTGTATGGATCGATGTAGAAAACATGATCTCCTATAGTAGCCTTTTTTAACATGTTACGATTCCAATAGGGATTGATATCTATTCTATGATAATGAGTTGCACCACCAAGAAAATCATTTACATCCCATTTTTCACCGTATCTATTTAATTGCACTTTTGGATCATTTAACATTGCTCGTGCAACTACTATCGAAACTTTCCACGCCAATCTATCTCTTGGGATATCAGGTAAACCATCACAGTACCAAGAAAATTGACATTTGTGCTTTATAATTTTTCCGTTACGATATCGTTTAGCTTGTTTAACAACTTTACATATCGTATTCGGAAAACGTCTACTACTCACTCTATTTATAGTAACCAATGCGACGGCTACTTGTCCTTTAAGTTTTTGATCCCTAGATTCAAAATAGATATTTTCTGCAAGACACTTGATCTCAGACTTATCAGTAAATCCACTAAGAAAGAAAAAACAATATAACAATAAAAATAGTTTCATAGTAAAAAAGGGGAGTGGTTGCCCACCCCCCAATTCTTTAAGTTAGAAAGTAATTAAACTCCCCAATAATTGTTCAATGCTTTTCGACAAGCATTGACAGTTTTTGCTCCACCATCAAGGTCACAATCCTTGAAAGCAGTGTTGCCAGTTGCTGGGCTTGTATAAATCTCTACCCAACGTGGTAAACCTGTAACATCGGACTCTGCTTTCGTAAGCTTCCGAGCATTCTTACGTCCAACTTTAGGTTCACCCATCATTATAACTGCCATAAATTAATCTCCTATAAAAGTTTTACTTCAAATTATGTGATACTTATCACATTTACTACAACCATTATAACATAATGGTATTCGTTATGTAAGGAAAAACATCTCCTTAACTAGCAGGAGTTCCACAATCAAAATTTCCTGTCATTGGAGCTCTTGGGGATGTATGTTCCAAATAGTCTTTCATTTTATCCCTTTCTGCCTGAGGTGCGTCTGCTGGTACATCTAACAGTGGAGCTCCAGTAGGTACATCCAAAGGTAAATCTGTTCGATGTGCATCAATTGTAGGACAAGGAACAATACCATCTACAGGTGCTAACAACGGAACATGAGGTGCTAACAACGGAACATGTTCTCCCATTGGTACATCTAATGGTGCTTGATGATGTGGAACACTATCATGTACTATTATTGGAATATCTACATCTCCAGCTGATACTGAAGATACAAGATAATATCCTGCAACAAAAGAAAAAATAGTTAATACTGTTGCTACATTTTTATTCATATAATCTCCTATGAAAATTTACTACAATTATAGTGATGAACCATTCATCACTTATGGAGCGGGAAAAGGGACTCGAACCCTCAACATCCTGCTTGGCAAGCAGGTACTCTACCATTGAGCTATTCCCGCAAATATTTAATAATTTCATCTTTCACCACATACATATCTTCTTTATTGTTCACTTGTCTCAAATGCTCTTTAACTTTACTAGGTGTAATCATTCCACACTTAACCATAATATTCTTTATTTGTGTGCGTCTACCATTTAACCATTTATCTGTTTGTGTATCATTCCTTTCTTTATGTCTTCTATCTTCTTCTTCAGCATCTACTGTAAGTATTAACACCTTAGAGTCATGTTTCTCTAACAACCATTCTATATCAACAGCTCTAAAAAATCTATCACCTTCAAATATAATATGTTTATAATTTGTATGTTCTTGATCTATGAAGTCTCTGAATTTCTTGATAGTACCATAACTTAATCTATCAGTACCACCAAACGGTTCACCTTCAGCATACCTACCCAATACTAGTATGTCATTATGTTTCTGACAAGAGAAAAGCTTCATGGGCTCTACATTCTCAGCAGAGCCCAATCCACTTATTATTTCTCTCATCAAGGTAGACTTACCCGAACATGGGATGCCACCTATCATAATAATCATTATGGAATTATCTTTCCAGATACATCAACCAAACCACGTTCTCTTGGCAAACCATCTTGGTTTTTGTCTTTTGTGTTAATCTGAGCAAGAAAACCAGTAAACGCAACAATATTATGGTATTTCTTATCCAGATGTTTACGCATCCAATCAAGAGTCTTGTTAAAATCTTTCATAAAACCCTTTCTTTGTTCTTCAATCTTATCATGCTTGACAAACTGAATAAAGCCAGTAATCTGAACTGTACAACCATGTTCATCATATTGGTTGATAATATCAACAATCTTATTACTGAAATCACCTTTGTAACGAACATAACCAACCTCTTGAAGTATATTACTAAATCCTTTTGTTGGTAAGTCCAACTTCTTAGCTGCATTATTTGCATCAATTTGAGACATAGCAATAACACCAACTTCATTAGAGTTTGATTGTCTAAACTTCTTCAAATGCTTTTCAACCTGAGCATCTGTTAGTTGATAATCCGACATTTCTTGTAATGCAATTCGTACTGCATCATCATCACGAAAATTAAATGCCTTATCATTTTTTAAAGAAGTAAGATTTTTCTGATATGTTCCCTCTGTATTTGGAGTTCCTTGAGCAATATGGTCTTTACCAGCATTAAACCTAGTTTTCCAAATTGCTTTCCAATAGGGTGAATCAAATTTAACTACATCCCAAAAATAGGTATCAACACCCATTTCTTCAAGCCCATAATCTCTACCAAAACCAGAAATAAGCTCTAAAGCATTATCAGCACATTCTTCAACTACCATCACATCTTTATCATAAAGAACGCCATTCACTTGAAGAGAATGCTGAAAAACTCTTTGAGATTCTTCAAGGTTTTTATCTCTTGGCTGTAGACTAACACCTTTACTATCAGTTTTTCTTAGTTTGTTTCGTTTCCCTGATTCCCTTCTAATAAAAGTTATACCTTTACCTTTAGGATAATTCGGGGGATTTACTTTTAAACTTCTTGGTATATCAAATAATAATTTCATTGTACTACTCCTTTTTAAAGTGCATATTAAAGTCTCCTTATTAATGCACTCAATTAAAAATTAGATACTTAGTATCTATTGTTACAACCATTATATCAAACTTCTCACCTAAAGTCAAGGAAAATCGCGGAGCATAACTCCTTATAAACAAAGGGGTTACAAAAAACCCTCTAAATTAGGGGTTGAATCCTTTGCAAATCTTCCTACTGCTTTCACTTGTTTACCTGCTGCACCCTTTGTAGCTAACCTACCGTCACAATAAGCAACACAAGTAAACCGTTCACCCTCTCCATGTATTTCTGTTACACCATGCAGTCTATTACTATCTGCAATGATAACCGAATTGTCTGGAGCATCTACTGCTACCCTGTATTGTGGGAATGCTAGATAAGCACCCGTATATTCTCCTTT